TAAATTCCGTTCTTTGAAGGTATTTGCCATATTTTGTAAAATTTCAGCGGCATTAATCTTCTTCCTCTCTACCCCTTTGTGCGTAACCGTCCTGGCGTCCTTCTTCAAACCCATATTCTTTTCCTTCCTCATATCCTTCTAGGTCATTGCCTATGATCCTAAACTCAATCATCAGAAGTCTCCTGGAGCAACTTGTAGACAGGTGAGTCCTTCACCCCTCCACATGTCAACAACTGACTGCCTATCCTCAAGCACGAACCAGATGTTTGATTCATCAATGTGCTTTTGCATCAGCTTGAGTTTGCAGACGTGATCTGACGACTGGTCGCCAATCGGTCTCATGATAAGCCTGTCACAAGGGACATCATTCAGCCTGAGCCACTTGGCGGTGTCTTTGCGGTGACTCTCATCACGGGCAGTCATTATTACAACCTCAGTTTCTTGATTGTGAAGTGCACGCAAAATATTGCAGACATTTTCAATGGGCTTATCGTTTATGCCTGCTGCATTGAAAGCATCATAATCACGCTCTTCGTAAAACTTTAAGCGATGCCCATAGTCAGAAAGTGTGCCATCAAGGTCGCAAATTATTATCCTTTGCATTTTGTTTCTCCGGATTCAAGGCTTTTGCCATTGATGGTGCTGCCCATTCTGTTGGCGTTAGAAATGGCTCAGCCCAAGGATGGACTGCGACAACTTCTTTAACCATTAGTTTGAATACCTCTTGATATTCCCCTTGCGCTCTTGGAGAGAGCCGTGACTTGGCCATCTCACTTAGCGTGCGTAGGTTGAATTTGGCAACGATGTTTGTGTGGATGTTGGTTGGCAAGACGCCACGAGCATCTTCAGCAGGGACGGTCTCACGCAACTTCTGATACGCTTCATTGATATCAGACATCGCCTTGTCATAAACAGACTTGGCTGTTTCATTCTCAGCAATGCGTGTTGGAGTGTAGTAGCCAAAGCCATGCATATCGGCTGTACGCTGAGACTGTTGGGCATATGATCCTTGACGAGTGCGAACGAACTGGTGGGTGAATCCACGACTGACCTCACGGATGTTAAAGGTATAGTCAATGAACTCCCAAGATGACCGGATTGTCTGGAGCATATAATCCAGCTCCTCCTGCTTTTTATTTTGAGGCCAATTAGCAATCTTTGAATAGGCATCGTCATCATTCATTAGACGAGTGTTCTTGGTGAAGAGCAGTAGGTTCACTGCATCATCGGTGTAATTTACAAGTTGGATTTTCATATTAGTCTCCTTTTTGAGAGTGCATTAAACGAACATAATTCGATCTTGCTCGTATGAATCTTTCAACATGCTGAATATCTTCAACAACATCATCCAGCAGCAATTGTCGCCAAGTCGCAAAACGACCGACTGAATATATACCATGCTTGCTCGTCATCTCAAAGATGAATTCTTTACGAAGCTCTTCATTGATCACCTCAATCTTTCCGTATTTCTGGTTAGACTCTTTCATGTCAACAATCAGAGTAGGCTTGATGCCAAAATCATCCATGAGTGCACTCATGATGTGTGGACCGATGGCTGTATCAGGCTTGCGTATGAATTCAGATATGACAACATCACCGATCACAGATATCCTGTAAAAAGGAATCAACGGGTCAGGATAATATATGGTTTGATAGACATTGCACTTTGGCGAATCAATGCGAGCCTTCTGAGTCCAGATCTCTTTATGAGGCCACTCGGGCACATCTTTCCACTTCATGATCTTCATAAGGGCTGGCATCGGGATGGTTGATATGATTGATTGGCATGGGTTCCAATTCCGGGTTTCTTCAACATCACCGATTGTTAGCTTGGTTGAATATTTGATACTACAGTTACTTGCCATCTGAGCTATGAGATCATGCGGTGCGATATAGCGTTCAACAGGCTCAAGATCATTTATTGACCGACTAAGGATTGAGCCTATGACCTTTTGAGAATACATGTTGCTCAAAAAAATGTTTGGCTTAGAAGTTATCTTGTCCCCGTACTTGATGGCCTTTTGGACACGTACCTTTTTGAATGGTATAGCGCATGCTGTGCCAACTTTCTCGGTACGGAAACGGAGCAGAGCGCTGTGATTGTTTGGCAGCTCTTTCTGTGCTTCATGCACAGTTGGCTTAAAACTCCTAAGCATGTTTCCTGTCAGCAAACCAGCCAGCCCTGCACCATATACAATCACACTCCCAGCTCCTCTTGGCTCTTGTGCATCCTTTGGTATTTCTATTTTCATATTATAATCCAATCACATATCTTGATCTTCACGACCCCTTTGTTCGTAACCGTCTTGGTGTCCTTCTTCAAATCCATTCTCTCTTCCTTTGCTATAACCTGCACTGAAGGCTACTTTTATTCTATCTTGTGAATCACCTTCATTAATGTTGGCTCTATCAATGGCCAGCTCTAGATCTCCTCTTAGGCTCGCCCTGATATCAAACACCCGAGCTACCTTCTCCCCATCCATCTCGATGTCATTTCCAATTAGCTTTAGTTCATGCATTTGATGATCTCCCAGCATATAAACAAGTCAAACCTTCAGACTGCCACATAGACATGCATCGAAAATCAGATTCGATCACAAGCCACACAAGCGGCTGCTTACCCTTCAATTGCTCGTCATACAGCCTCATCTTGACATTAGCGTTGCCTGAGCAATCACCGCGAGGACGCATCAATAGGCCATCGGAATGGATATCATTAAGCTGTAGCCAAGTTTCGCATTCCTTCCTGTACCGTTCATCACGATCACTAATAACGATCACATACTCACTGTACAAATTCCTAATCAGTCCACATATGTTTTCCTCTGGCTTCCTTGGCGATCTGGACTGAATACCGGCGGAGGTGACATCTTCATCTACTTGTTGCATCCCAGAGTAATAGTCCTGAACCATTGCCTCGAAGTCTACCAGAACGGTTCTCGGCCCTATTGAGACAGAGTTAAATTGTTCTGGCATAGTTCCTCCTCGACCTAAGCTATTTACGGGCATAGGAAATTCCTTTCTAACCAAATATGAAACGCTTCAACCTACTAAATATACTTATTCTCTCCTCCTTACCTGCCCTCTTTAGAACATATTTATAAAGAGCATGATTAATTTGAATCGTACTTTTCCCTGTGTGCATGGCGATTCTTCTCGCTGTCATTTTACAATTATTCTTCAATGCCCTAATAACGAGAACTTCACTATCAGTCCATCTGTGATAAGATTTATTTGCTCTCAATGTTTACCTCCCAGCCTTAGCATAACCATTGTCTAGTAACTCTAACAAAACGCTATTTTCTACATGGCTAATTTTCCCCGAGCCAACTACACATAGATAATTATTCGCGGGCAAGTGCGGTGGTATTTGGACGATTGTATAGGTTTTATTTTTTGTGTTTAACCACATCACAGTCCTTACCTCCTGGACCGCGCTCTGATTATTCCCCTCGATAAGGACTGGTTCAAGCATAAAAAAGATAGGTGACTCTTTCCATTTATTTGTCAAATTGTCCACGATATCTTTGATTGGAGCGCATGGCTTCGTGACAGTGAACGTGAGTACTTTACCCGGTTCCTGGGCAAAAACGGGAAAAGACAAGAGAAAGAATAATATTGCTAAACTTTTAGATCTCATAATAACGAAGCCCTCTTGGACGCACTATGAAAAGATTTTCCTTCGCCCGTGTCAAAGCTACATACCAAACTCGGTTCTCTTCATCCTTGTGGGTATTCTCCCAACTTAGCCGCCCCATGTCTGTTATCAGTGCTACATTATCTGCTTCACCGCCTTTAGACTGGTGGATTGTACTGACTGTTATTCTTGGCTTATCCGAAAAGCGCGCACCATTACGGAGACATGACCGTAGGTACTCACGCTCATCCGGGGCGATACCTCTTAATACTCTCATCCAGTCAAGATCCTTTGACGTTTCCGGTAGACCGAAATCAGCAACTGAATATTGCTCTTTCTTTTCTAATTGAACTTTTGTCCCAAAGAAGTTGCTCATGTTTTTAGCTTCATACAAAGAAAGCGTCGCCCCTTTTCTTAGCAGCTCCCAGCTAACAACTGCACGGGCTTCTTCAGATTCAAGAGAATGTTTACCGTTGAAAACATAAGCATGACCTTGCTGCCTGATAACTTCTTTGAATCTATTTAATAAGTATTTGCTTCGGCTTAAACAAAGCCAGGAGCCTTCTTTAGAAAAGTTCAACTGATGCTCGTCGGCAATGTATTCAACGCTTCCGTTTTCAATGCGCGGCGACCAAGGCTTCACGTATCTGTTTTTTATCCTGCTTATAATGTCCAGTGACAATTTGTGAATACTTCTAGGAATACGATAACTTTGCGGTAACACTGTTCGCTTGCCCTTCAGTGTTAAGAATTTATTTACATCCGCCCCGGCCCATCCAAATATAGCCTGATCATCATCCCCTGCTAAATAAACCTCTGATGCTTCCTGTGCTATATTGATTGCAACCTTATACTGAAGTGAACTCAAGTCTTGTGCCTCGTCAAAAATACATATGTCCACCGGCAATGGCTCGTTATATTGTTCAAGCATATCAGTGAAATCCAAGAGACCGTTCTCTTTTTTATATGAGCGTAAAGCGGTGTCATATTGCCGGACGGCATGCAAGGTTAAATCATTAACACCTTCTATCCAATATTGGTCTTCAACTGTTCGTAAACCAACCCTTGCCAAAGACTCAACACGCGAACATTTGTCACCCAAACCATCCCCGGTATGAATGCCAAGATTCTCATCATAAATTCCCTTGAAATTTACTCCTAAAGCCTTTCCAAGATTACGGTAATGCGTATTAGTCATTACTTCATTGCGCTGAAGGCCTAGCATCTTAAACGCTACACTATGGATTGTTCTGAAATAGGGAAAGCGCTCCTCTTCTAAATTGAATTGCGCCATTGCTCGTCCTTGCGCCTCATATGCTGCTTTCCGAGTGAAAGCTAGATAGGCAATTCTCTCAGAGTCAATGCCCTGGGCAAGAGCATTTTCAACTATGCGCAACAGAGAAGTTGTTTTCCCGGTGCCCGGTGCGCCAAGAATGAGCTGTACTTTCTTACTCAAAATTGATCTTTCACTGTGGTCGGAATTTCAAGATCGTCGTCATCATCGTAAAATTCCGGTGCCGGAACTAACCAAACCTTCACCGGCTTTGACTTAATGCGGAACGTCTTTCTATCACCGCCCAGGCTTCTTAGCCAAGACCATACTTGATGTTGCGATTGATATTTGAACCTTCGGGCATCAAGATAGATGAACAGGTCTTCACTTCGGAAATATACTTTCTCTTCATCCGTATCATGCCAAGGCTTAGCATTCATAATCTCATCACGGTGCCGGGCCTGGACCTTCCCGGTTAAGAAGCTGTCAAGCATCTTTTCAAACTGGCCTTGCGGCGAGGCATCATCAGGATCTTGGATTACCTCCACAGAATTTAGTAATTCATTGATGCGCTGCTCCCATCTTTGACCGGGCATTGTACTTGGACACTTATTCAAACGCTCAACACAAATCTTCTGGAGTTGTCTCTGGTCTAGTAGCTGCTGGGTTGTCACCTCAATCCGTTCTCCTTGAATCTCAATATACCAACGCACACTAGTACGATTCTCAGTCTCATATTTCGTGATGGCATCAATAAGGATTTCTTGCCCGCCGCCTGTTCTGCCTACGCCAAACTGTCGCTTCATGCACTTAGACTTCTCGCAATAGTTACAAATTGGTGCCTGTTTACAGGTATAGGCATAGTCTTTTTTAGCGACCGACTTGATAAGTCCATTGACCTCTCCAGACGGCAGCGGGGTAGATAAAGCCTCATAGTTAAAGCGCATCAGGTCCTCTTGCCATTCGTCTGGATTCTTTTTCCTAAAATAAACCCCGGCGTTGAACAGCGATATATTTCTTCCACCTTCCGGGAAACCCATAGTCATAATGTGCTGAAGGCACGGGGGGCCGTCGGAGAACTTCTCAGTTAAGTCCGGGGTGTATTGCTCTAGGGCTTCATACGTTGTTCGCTTCTTCTCGGCTAAGTCTAAAAATCCCTCAAGCGTGAGTTTATTGCCATTGTGAATGGCATAGCGCTCTGTGCTATCGGCATCCCAATATGGTATATTGATCCAATTGCCTCGGTCCCTTTCATTGGCCCGGCCAATTTGCTTGGGAAATATCTCCGACCCTCCGTATCCTAAAAGGGCTGCAAATTCATTTAGCTTCGCTACCATGTCAACTGCGGCAATCGGCGGATTTGCAAATAAGTATAGATGCGCTCCTCCTGATTTACTTCGGCAAAGAACCAGGGGTGTATTTCTTATTTTGATTTCTAAATCTTCGAGGCTCTCTTCTAATTTTGTTTCCCCTCTTATATCGATGTCTATGCCGCCGAAGCTACAAGAGTTATCTTCCTTTAGCATTATAATGCCTAAGATAAAGTCTTTCCCCATCAAATGTGATTCAAAGATCTCCTTAGTTGCCGGCTCGGCCACTGTGATTGCACGGCCTGACATTTTACCATCGGCTTCTTTTTGTTGAACTCGATATTGGCCGTGAGCCTTCTCATAGCCGGAGAATAGGATCATGAACCTTTCTACAAACGCATTGTCCATTATTGATAATTCCGTTCTAAATTAAAAAGGGAGGCAAGCCGTTAAGCCGCCTCCCTTTAGGTGGTTCAATTACATCACGTCATCATCAACCGGCACTGGAGAGGTTCTGACCTCTCCTGCCGCAACCTGATTGCGGAACTCCCGGGCCGCAAGATATATTTCCTTTCCAATTGGCAGCTGTTGAATTATACCACCCGAGTCAGCATCGAACATCATCTGGATACTCCAACCGAACCAAGAACCCTGGTCATTCTCTTCTGGTACAGTTGTCAATTTATAAGCGGTCCAGAACATTGCCGGGTTAATTCTTTTACCTTCAACCGAAATCATTAGGCGGTTGATCATTGCGTTCCATTGCCGGGCCTTCTTCATTTGGCTCTTGGACATGGAAATTAATGCGGGAGAAAATGATTCTCCGCTTTCGACAATGAACACAAAGTATTCCGCTGTGGGTACAATTTCATTTCCTTCGTCTGTTAAATATTCCCCTCTGTCCCCACGTTGGGTACTTAACAGAACAGACGAGTCAGATCCATGGTCAGCGACCAAGCCTCCACGGTCTCTTTTCCATTCAAAGTGTGCGCGCCGGTAGCTATTCGCAACAACGACAATTCCCATTTCACCATCAAACCATTTCCCTGCAACACTGTCATAGATATGTCCTGGCTCCGCGCCTTCAATATAAGCACCATCGCGCTTATTAACCTGCGGCGACATCTGCTGAAGGATAGAGATCCGGGGAATCATTATGTCGTCCCGGGTCATATTCTCTTGCCCTGCCCCGGCGTCGTTGAGTATTATGCTGTCATCAAATTTAACCACTGAGCTTGCATTGTTTTTTGTAGCAACTTTAGACATGATTACCTCCTTATTAAAGCCCTGCGCCCGGTGAACACTCTGAACATTTCCATCGGAACTTCTTTACCTTCACCTAGCCGCTCTTTGAAGAAGCCGTTGAGCGACTGCGGATGAACCTCAACTTTGCGCTTATAAAGAACATTGCTCTTTTGTAAGTTTTTAGTAAACTTGTTGCAGGCATCATCCTCATCTCGGCCAAATCGTACTTCCACATTATTCTTAATCAAGTCCTCACCACCATTTTCTCGTAACCAAGAGAAACATTGACTTTGTAATAACTGCAACGCTTCCCGCTGGTTATCATCTTTAGCCTTGTCAATACTTCCCTGCGAAGGAATGGAGGCGGATATGAATAGCTTAACTTCTATCTTTGTCCCGTCGGCAAGGGTTAGCTGCCTTATATTGAACTGTTGCATCAGATCAGGCAAACTCTCCTCGGCCAACACCCTCAACTCACCTTTCTTCTGGGCAATCAGTTCTTCTAGACCGACGATTTCATTTTCTAATTTCCTCGCCTTATTGACTGACTCTGAAATTGCACCCAAGTCAACGGACAAAGCCTCAACATCTTCAAGCAGATCTATTTTCTTGCTCATCGTATTTCACCTTTCTCAGCTCTAAAGTTACTGGCATATACCATCCTTTGCGCCGGTCCCTGGTTCCCTCTTCGATGTTTCTCTCCCAGCGAAGAACATTCACAACATCTGCCTGTTCACCGGCAACCATGCATACAATCATAACTGCTATCGGATCTCCACCTCCTGGCCATAACAAATAATCCTCATCCGAGTAGCCCCTCATCTTACGCCGTGCTTTCTGCAATGACGGGCCGGGTAGATACTGGGGTTTGTCTTGAGGTTCAAACACAACCTCAAGCGTCCCATAACGTGAAGCGTCGGACAGGTCTGGCACCCAGCCAAACTTGTTTTTTACCGGACGATTCACAACATAAACACGTGACATTGTTCTTTCTCCTTTCTTTTAATGCGTTGCTGCTGACCGGGACCAAGCACGGTACCGGCACTCCCACTCAGAAAAATGTTCAGCAATCTGCTCTTCTATTTCTTCACGCAATGAACGTGAATCCCAATGCTCATCCACCTTTTTCTCCAACCAATCAGCCGGTTGGCCTTTGCGATCCAATAGTAAGTAGTCACTTTCAGTGAAGCCATAGTAGTCAAGGTCACTGCTAGCACCCCACTTGTCCCCTGATCCCTTTACCCTCCGGAAGTAAATCACCCCAATGATACATGGAACGTCAAGCACCGTGGTAGGGATCTCTACTGTGATATCTTCAGTAGCATCATATCTTGGCGTCATTTCCGTAACCCCTTCCAAGACCAGTGGCCTTCTTTGGTTTTATAGATCAGGCCCCGGGGCTTACTGTCCAGAGCCAACTGGCGTAAGCCAGATTCAATATCCCTTACCTTAGACTCCCAATCCTCTCCAAGACACTCCACCGCTGGCCCAAGGTAACTCCACCGCACAACCCCATCACGAATAAATATTACCGGGCGCTCCCCATACTCACCGAAGCAGATAGGATCCCATTGTCCTGTCCTTAGGTAGTAGTGGAGGTTATCAATATAATCTTTCGTCTCCCTAGCTAACGCTTCACTTGCCCTCCCGGTACTTGCCTTGGCACCTGTCAATATTTTGCGCTGTACCTTGATCCATTCTTTGACCTTATCAGGATGCAGATGGTGGTGCTCAGGAAGGTCACGTAGTTTTGGGTGAATACTTTTCTTTCCATAACTCGGGTCCACCGCCCGCTTCTTTTCTCTGGCTACCCTAAACCTTTCGGCAACAGCGGCCCGCTGCTCTTCCGATAATGTGTACTTGCGAGGCATGTATGATAATCCTTTCTCAGCTTGGCTATCGTGCGTTGGATTCAATATCCCTTACCTTAGACTCCTGGTCGCTTAGCTTGTTCTTGGCTACTTGAACCCTTGATATTATTTCAGAGAACAATTCATCTATCGTTTCCTTGTCGGCGGAAACTTTGTGTTCGCTCAGTTTAATCAATGCTTCAAGACCACGCAGCACTCTACCGACACCTTGCCTAATTTTATAGTGCTTACGTCCGACATGCGTTGATCCAATGCCCGGCGACCCCCACCTGCAATCGATCAAGCCGCCCATGTCATATATGTTGCCGCAATTGAGAGTGCCTTTAACATTCGATGAAGGGATGGTTTTACTATAGGCTCTGAAGACATCTCCCTCAAAATGTTTATAGTCAAGGGCACTGTACGATCCACCAGGGACCATGCCCGCCCCCTTTTCACGTGTGGGGATATTCTGGTTTGCGATGAAGCCCCACACTGTACGTTGATCACTGTTAAAGGTAAAAGAACGCTTCGTAGGAATTTCACGGAACCTTGGGTCAGTGCCTTGTACTTCGAAGGCCCTTGCGCTAAAAATGATCTTATCGTATTTAGGTCCGGGGAGAACCCTGACGCTCTTGTTGAACTCTTCCGGTGACAGTATGATTGCCACACTGCCCCTGACAGTTCTCATCCCTACAAATGGAGAATTCTTTCTCCTCTGGTAGGCGGAATAGTAGTCGGCCTTGATGCACTTGACTACTTCCTCGACGGCGTGACGGTAGTCCGGCTTTGCGTGGGCTGACTCACGATATATATAATGCTTTTCCATCCTTCGTTCCTTTCTCAGTTGAGCACGTTAATAATAGCGCACACTGTAAGGCGGGCAGCGGCTAGGCTGCCCACGATACACTAGGCGCTGATCAACATTCACTTTGCGCTGGACAGATAGATGAGTCCTCCTCCCTGATACCACTGTTCGCCAACTTCATATAACACGCCTTTACGTTCACAAATCCGGTGATGCTTGTCCCTGGCTTTACGTTTTCTCTTCAGGATCTTCAGGGTGATATACTTGATCGGGGGTGGTTCCGGTGATTCTTCCAATAACACGGGTTTGTTGAACAGCAATTCTGATATAGCCTTGAGGTTGTCCTGGGCGACAGGCCTTGCACCCCATATACTTTTTCTGGTATTTCTAAACCGCCACTGCGGGCTTTCAAAGATCGCTACATCTCTTGTCCCTTTGGACTTGTAACTGCCAACGCAGGGTTTCAAAGCTATTTCCCCTGTGAACTTGTCGAGGTGAAAACCCACAAGCTTGTCAACCGCTTCTTGGGCTGTGCTCCCTGTTGCGGACGTTCCATCGTTCAACAACGCCATATACTTTTGCTGACGTAAATTATACTCTGCTTGCTCATCCAAATCGTAGCTCATGTCCTAATCCTTTCTCAGTTGTGGGCCGGGTGGCCGTTAGTTCCTTTCTCAAGACTACAGTTATATTATATCTCATCTTGATAAGAAAGTCAAGGGGGGGGCTACCCCAAAATGATTGACCACGGGCATCTGTTATAATGTTCTTCTATATTGCTTTATGATCTCAGGGATCTGAACATTGTCTGATAGCAGCTCGTAGACTGCGTTTATCCTACCACGGCGAAACCTTGCGTGTTTGACGGAAACGATCTTCCTGGTTAGTCCACAGATATACCTTCTGCCGGAGACCAACTGCCAGTGATTTGCCCCAACGAGAAGAAACACTCTGTGGGCGTTGCGGATTTTTACGGTGTTCCTTAGCCACCTGGAAAGCGTGATCGATGAACTAGGATCATTTCCCATGACGCCCGCGCCAATTGCTTCGTCTGTTCCGGCAATGCTCCCGTGACGACTGACGTAGCTTCCATCGGGTGCTTGGGTATTGAGTTTCCGAATCATCTGAATGTTGCAAGCCTTCAAAGCCAAGCGCATGTGCCAGTGGGCGGTCCCCGTGACTTTTCTCTTTCCGGTTAGCTCCCTGATGAGCCTTGCCGCTTCCCCTGTCGTTAGCTTGGTGACAGCGGATATTACGGATGGCCCACACCAGCGGTTCTTGTCCGGGCTGTCGGTGATGTCTCTCAGTTTCAGTTTCATGATAGTTCCTTTCTGAGAGATGCCCGTGGCCAATCCCTTGCGGGGTTCGGTTCCTTTCTTAACTTGTCAAAGATCAGACTAACTAACTCCTATATTATATCTTGTTTGAATACAAAAGTCAACATTTATTATTTTCATCAACGATATCAATGACTTACAAGGCTTTGACTTTGGTGAGAGGGGAGCTGATGGGTTTTTCTTATTACTAAGGGGAGAATATGAGACAAAAAATATTGTTGCAAAAATGACGACTATTGGGGTTTCGTCGGTTTCGTTCGCTGTAAGGTATTGAAAAGAAAGGGCGTTGATATCGTTTCCGGTCTCAAAACGAAGGGAAACCGAAACCGGAGACTGGGAACGCTATGGTGTCTCCTTCCCAGAACCACTCATATACCCCTGTTCTCGCACCCCCTCTTTCCTTTTCTTTTAACGAAAATCAGAGTAATAAGCACTTATCCCCACGGAAAGCCCTTTCTCCCAGGGGAATTCCCCTGGAAAACCCGGGACAGGCCCCGGGGAAAAGGAAAGGAGAGGTGAGCCATGAGCGATGAGGCCCCAAAACGCAAGCGCGGACGCCCCCCGAAGCCCAAAGCACCAGAGGTGATAGTTCAAAGGCCGGTCAAAATGGGTCCCCCCGTTAAGCCTGAAGCCTGGGATGGTAAGTTTAGTTCCGTCGAAACGATGCAACACCAGCAAAGGCCAAGGGACAAGCCTTATAAATGGAACCACTATACCACGATCAACTGGATCATGGGACAAGCAGACCCGGTTGGCTTCTTGACCGCCGTTATGCAGGGCAAGGAGATGTTTAATGTTTACACAAAGAACCCCGACGGCACCGCTCTGCCCGCAGGGAAGATATCTGCGGACCCCGAACTCCGGGTCTTAGCAGCAAAGACGTTGCTTGGGAAATGTGTGCCGGATCTAAAGGCCGTGGAAATACATGCTCAGGTTGAACAGACTAAGGTTCTGGACATAGGTAGGTTGAATGATGATGACCTCAACACAATTGAACTCGCTCTTAAGCACGCTGTCATTGACACAAGTGAAAGCGGAGAAGATGAGAAGGTCACTGAAGGAGTTTATCAAGAATTGTTGGCAGACGATAGAGCCGGGTCGTGAGTTTTATGACAACTGGCATATAGATGCTGTCAGTGAACATTTGCAAGCAGTAGTTGACGGGAAGGTTAAGCGCCTGATAATTAACATCCCGCCGCGCCACATGAAATCTATCTCCGTAGCGGTAGCGCTGCCAGCTTGGACATGGACAATCCAGCCACAGAAGCGTTTCCTGTTTGCCTCCTATGCTGCGTCTCTTTCCATACGTGACTCGGTTAAGTGTCGCCGACTCATTGACAGCCAATGGTACCAGGATCACTTTGGCGGGGTCTTTAATTTAACGTCTGACCAGAATCAGAAGCAGCGGTTTGAGAACAACCAGACAGGGTACCGGATTGCTACTTCGGTTGACGGTGCGTTGACTGGTGAGGGTGGCGACATCATCGTGGTTGACGATCCACATAACGTGAGGGAGGCTGAGTCATCTGCTGTAAGGGAAAGTGTTCTGGATTGGTGGGACCAGGCCATGCAGTCTCGTCTCAACGACCCAAAGACCGGGGCCTTCATAATTATAACACAACGCGTACACGAGAATGATTTGACCGGGCACATACTCTCCAACGACACCGATGGTGAATGGGAACATCTTTGCCTTCCGGCCCGGTATGAGATCGGCCACCCAACGCCAACGCAATCCTCGCTAGGGTTTACGGACCCAAGAACAAAGGAAGGGGATCTGCTTTGGCCGGAAAGGATTGACGAGAAGACACTTGGCAGCTTGGAGAAGTCATTGGGGACTTACGCCGCTGCGGGGCAATTACAGCAGAGGCCGATGCCGAAGGGTGGCGGGATCTTGAAGGCTGAGTGGTGGGTGCCTTGGGAAAAACAAGATTTGCCAGACATAGAATATGTCATCCAGTCTTGGGACACTGCGTTCAGCACGAAGGAGAAGACGTCTTATTCCGCACGCACAACGTGGGGTGTGTTTCGTTACCGTGGCCAGATGAATGCTATCGCCATTGACATGTGGTATGACAGAGTCACCTACCCCGAATTAAGAAGGGCTGCGCAAGAGGCGTATGACCTTTATGAGCCAGACGCTGTGTTGATTGAGAAGAAGGCCTCTGGCCAGAGCTTGTTGCAGGATCTCAGAATTGCCGGGGTTCCGGTACTTGAATATTTACCAGACCGCGATAAAGAAGCACGAGCGCATGCTGCCTCCGCGCTATTGGAAGACGGACGAATCTGGTTTCCATTTGGCCGGAAATGGGCTAAAGATTTAATTAGCATTTGTGCAGCCTTTCCATCTGGAGACAATGACGATATAGTAGACACTTGCACTCAGGCTTGGTTACGGTTAAGGAAAGGATGGTTTGTCACCCATTCACAAGACTACGAAGAAGATGAACAAGAGCCAAGACAAAGGGTAACACTTTATGGCTAAAGATCCGGTTCAGTTATTCCAGCCCGGTGCGCCCTTCGCAGAAGGAATGCAGGCCGATGACTTTCAGGTCGAAGCCTTTGGCGATGACGAGGTCCTTGTCGGCGATCCCGCACTAGACGATTACACAGAACCAGAAACAACCTTTGACCAGAACTTGGCCGAGGTCATTGAGGAGCAGGAGCTTAAACGCAAGGCCGCAACCCTTATTCAGAATTACGAGACCGATCGTAGTGCTCGATCTGAGTGGGAAGAGCGATATAAGAATGGCCTGAAGACCCTCGATCCGCAGGGTGGACTAGAGGAAGGTGAGGATGAGAGGGCGAGTCGTGGGCTTAGTACCGTGGTCCATCCGCTGATTGCGGAAGCCGCGACACAGTTTAATTCCCGCGCAATCGTAGAGTTGTACCCGGCTGGTGGCCCGGTTAAGACCGTCATCGTTGGTGAGCCGAATGAGGAAACGGAGGCACAGGCTCGCCGGGTCCGTGAGTACATGAATTACCAGATCACCGAGGAGATGCCCGAGTATTTCCCGGAACTCGATCAGATGTTGTTCCAGTTGCCCTTGGTGGGCCAAACCTTCAAGAAGGTCTACTGGGATGCTTCTCTCAACAGACAATGTTCACAATTCGTCAAAGCCGAGGATTTCGTTGTCGCTCCCGAGAGCAAAGACCTGTTTACATCTCCACGTTATACACAGGTTATTCGCATACCGAAGAACGACTACAATCGTTACGTCCAAGCCGGTTGGTACTTACCGGTTGAGTTCCAAGGCGATGGGGTTGATCCTTCTGGCAGCACGATAGAGGATATCGAAGGCATCAACCCTTATGCCAACGATCAGCAAGATGAGGTGATGACCCTTATTGAGATGCACGTCTATGAGACCTTTGATGGCATAGACGGGATGGACGATGATGACGAAAGCGATACCATTGTCGCGCTCCCATATGTTGTCACCATTGACTACGATTCTGAGACCATCGTGGCAATCCGCAGGAACTGGAACGAGGGAGACGATCTAAAGAAACGCGTTGACTATTTTGTGTCCTATAAGTTCCTACCGGGCGTAGGGTTCTACGGGTTTGGTCTCTATCACATGATTGGGGGCCTGGGGAGAGCCGCCACAGGTTCTTTGCGGGCGCTCCTTGACTCAGCGGCGTTCGCCAACATGCAAGGTGGGTTTAAGCTCAGGGGCCGCGTGAGTGGCGGCGAGCTTGATATCAATCCTGGCGAGTTCGTTGACCTGGACTCTACTATTGATGATGTCAATAAAGCCATTATGCCGCTTCCGTTTAAGGAGCCTTCTGGAACCTTGTTTCAGTTGTTGGGGTTCATTGTCCAGGCGGGGCAGAGGTTTGCGAGTACGGCGGACCTTAATGTAGGTGATGTTAACCCGAATGCCCCGGTCGGTTCCACGGTTGCTCTAATTGAACAGGGGTCCAAGCAGTTTTCAGCCATTCACAAACGCTTACATTATTCCCAGGGCCAAGAATTTAAGATGCTGGTCCGGCTAAACTCAATCTACTTACCGGATTCATTTGAATTCGCCATAGCCGGTTCTTCTGAAGTCATACATGCACAGGACTTCAATGAACGCGTAGACGTGATCCCGGTTAGCGACCCGAATATCTTCAGCACGGCGCAAAGGATCGCACAGGCACAGGCCGTTCTACAAATGGCGAATTCGGCCCCGCAACTCCATGATTTGTACGAAGCCTATAAGCGAATGTACGAGGCGATTCGTATTCCGAACATTGATGAGATTCTTAAGAAGCCAGAAGAGGCCCCTAAGCTTGACCCGGTTGACGAAAACTTTTCAGTCATGTATGGGAAGCCGATCAAGGCATTCCCAGAACAGGATCACGACGCCCACATCGCTGTTCATTTGCAATTCCTTCAAGACCCATCCCTAGCGGGCAATCCAGCAGCCAACGCGTTGCTCCCGATCCTAATTGCACATGTCGCCGAACACGTAGCGTTGCTGTATCGCCAGAGGATGCAAGCGAGCATTGAGGTCGAGTTACCGGATATCCCGAACCTGCGTGATCCTAAGTTCATGTTTAAGGATGTCAACCCTGAGCTGGATATGATTATTAGCCAACGGGCTGCACAGGTTGTCCAGCAAGCTCCACAGATGGCCCCGATCAAAGCCCTACAGGAATTGCAGCAAGGCGCTGGTCAAGAAGACCCGATGCAGTATGCGCAGCAAATTGCTGAGATGGAGGCGCAAGCAATTCAGATGAGGGCACAGGCGGAGATCCAGGCGAAGGAAGCGAAGACGCAACAGGACATAGAAATTCAGCAAGCGAAGGCGCAAACGGATATTGCCATTGACCAGGCGAAGGCGCAGCAGGATCTAGCGATTCAGCAAGCGAAGGTTGAAGCAGACCTCCAGGCTAAGGTCACTAAGCTAGAAGCCGAGTTGCAAATGGAGCGAGAGAAACAGCTTATTAAAGCGCAGATGGAGGTTAGGGATGGCGACTGATATTGATATTTCTCGTTATATTAGCCCTGAGGTAAGGGAAGAAGAGATTGCGAGAAATAGGTTGGATTCCTCTCCAGACACATCAAGGCCTGGGGAGTATAATCGTATAGTTAATAATTATGTGCAAGCCGCAGAACCGAGAGATAATTACGGAACAACATATGGTCCCTTTCCTGACCCCAATCAAGGAAATGTTGACCCTGGCTCTATTATTCGTGAAGGAGAGGGGATGATCCAGCGGGGGATGAGGCTGAGAGAGGAGGGGATGAGAATGATGGACCCCGGTGCAGTGGTCAGGCCAGGTGAGCGTGGTGCGTTGTCTGGGATGGTCACTGACGGGCCTGGGGAATTGCTTGAACCTGAAGGGCCTGATATTGATATAGGTCTGATAGAAGAGTTAGAGCGCATGTCCGCTGAACGTCAGGAGAAAGAAAGGAAGCGCCAGCACGATTACAATTTGGATATGTGGAGGCCTGGCGGGATCTTAGACCGTGGAGATCCCCCGTTCCACGGGATTTATAGCGGCCCTGCTCCCTATCCCCCTGAACAGTTAAAGGAAATGGAAAGGCTTGAGGCCGAACGCGAGAAAGAATTCCGGGATAAGTATGAGCGTGAGTATCAACGGAACCGTTTGCTTGAAGAAGAGAGGCGAAGACAGGAAGAACCAATCCAACCTAGCCCTGCCCTTCGGAAATCTCCATTCATTATTTAGGAATTATAATGGCACAACCACTTCTAACAGCACCTTATAGACTTAACCCGGTACCATCCTCTGGGCAATATATAGGAGCATCTCTTATGCCTCAGCCTATGCCATCGTGGCAATCTCAGCCAGCCATGCAACCAGGAATACCAGCCCCGGTTCAACCTCCAACTCTGGAAAGACTTGGCCAGTTGGCTAGGGACCGGGATAGTAAATTCTACGGGCAAGACCCAAGAAGTCTATTGGATAGATATCAGTTGGGCGAGCCGCCCATGCCAACTCAACAGCAACCTGAAAGTCTATTGGATAGATATCCATTGGGTGAATTGCCTACGCCAAGTTGGCAACCTGATCCAGTGCGTGAATTGCCCATGCCAACTCAATGGCAGCCTGAAAGCCGATTGGGTGAATTGTCCATGCCCATTTGGCAGCCTGAAAGCCCGGTGATTTCTCCTCAAGCGCCCGACGATATACAAGGTCAGTATGGGTCAGACCTACGCTTGGACCCGGGTATGCAGCCGAGGTTGCCAGACCTACGCTTGGACCCGGGGACAATGCCAATTGGACAAGAATTAGGGGCGCTTGGTGGCATTGAGCAAGATCGTAGCGCTGAAGCATCGGCTATGTTAAGCAGGGGCGATGCGATGATTAGCGAGGGGCAGCGGCTAAAGGCGCAAGCTAACCAGATGTTGGGTAACCTATAATCAGAAGGAGCGAGTTATGGCACAAGTTAATGTTGAGAATATTGAGAAGGCTGAAGAGTTGTTCATAGAGAAGCTAGGTTTTGGCCGTGACTCTGCTGGTCTTGAGTTGTCTGATGACCAGCTCGTTAACTTCTTGATGCTTTGCTACCAGACAAAGTATGGAATTGGCGTTGAGGATGAAGAGGTTGAAGAAGAGGTTTATGAGGAAGAGGACGAGAAGCGCCCGGACAAGGTAAAGGTCAAGGTCATGCGTGTTAGTGGCAAGGACATGGGCGGTTTGATGGATGAATTGCTTGGCCACGGCGGACCTAAGGTAGACCAATACTAGAATGCCAGTCTATAAGGTTAAGGGCGGCTACCGATGGGGCAAATCCGGTAAGGTCTATAAGACCAAGGCCGCTGCCGAGCGTCAAGGGAAAGCCGTCTATGCTTCTGGCTATAAGGAGAAGAAATAATGGCTTCTGCAATTATAAAGGCCATCAAAGCATTGATCAAAGCGACCGAGGGCGCACCGGAAAGCATGGGTGCGTTGGGTAAAATTGTTCGAAGCCCGGCATACCGGGAAACAATGACTAGTTCGTGGCCTGATGAATTATTTGAAGGCCGCAGTGGCGCTAAACTTCGCCGAAGTTTAGCGAGAGAGCTAAAAGAAGAAGCGGCAAATATCAAAAACCCGGCCAAATCCGGGCTTGGTCCGCATTGGTTTAGCAAACCTTTGACTTGGGAAGATATACTCAAGGCCGGAAAAGCTGATTGGCAAATAGGCACAGAGTTCATGCGCAAAAGAGCTAAAGAAAGAGAGGGTCTTGAGAAGGTCTTTGAAGAACGGAATTTGTCTCGTCTCCTTGGCGGACCGGGCTTGGATTTTGGTAATATGAGCAAGAGATTCCAAAAGGATCTTGCCGCGTTCATGGCTCCAGCAGCGAACATTCGAGTTGGCAACCTGATTCAGTCAATTCAACCGAAGACAAGGAAACTTAGCGCTGCAGAGGAGGTAGACGGAAGCGTCTTTGATAACTTTCTTGAAGCTTGGAAAGATCGAAACAAAGGAAATATTTCCAAACTACGTAGGAAATTCAAAAAACGAATCAGTCCTGACGAATTTGTCTCGTCTCCTTGGCGGACGGACCCGTACCCATCCTACCATGATCCCTCTCTTAATGATTATGCACGCTTAACCTTTGAAGAACAAATATTTGACGATTCCGGGGATCTTAGTGACTACTGGGATGCTAAGGAAAAGATAGAAAAGACGGGTAAACGAATTGATTTAAGAGTTCCAGGGCTCCACCGGGATATCTCTGGCTTTGAGAGGGAAACAGCCGCTGCAAGGGCTCTTCCTTCCGATGACGTCTCAGCGTACGCGCCAGGCGGACAGGTCGATCAATTGATCGAATATCTGCAGACCCCGGGCAGCCAGTTACCCTTTGTGCCAAAGCCCAGAAAGTGAAGGAGAAGAAATGAGTTGGATTACATCACGCTTTAAAGAACCTTCTAGTTATGCTTCCGCTGGCGCTATGATCGTTGGCGTTGGCGTATTGCTAGATCAACCTTGGATTATTGTCGTTGGGATCGTCGGTGGTGTCGCGGGCTTCTTCCTCAAGGAAAATGGCAAAAAGGAATAATCTTGGCTTCTTCGTATGATTCTTATATCCAGAACCCTTCTACTGATAATGTTTACAGGGAACGGGATGCTGCGAGAGATTGGACACGTGGAGCATTGACTAATTTGGGATTTAGTAAATATGCGGCCCGCGACACAGCCAAGAAAATATTTGGCGATCCCGCTGATGCAGACGCCAGCTTCTCTGAATCATTGGCCCTGGTAGATTTTATACCAGGGGTTAATCTAGCGTTTTTTGGTCCTGAGAGTTATCGTCAATTCAAGCAAGGAAAGATAGTTGAGCCATCCCTGAACCTGGGCGGCTCTATTATTGAAGGAGGCGTTCTCCTGAAGTTCTTAGGTTCTATTGGAAAGAAGGCCTCTTCTGTAGTCAAAGGGAATCCAACGATTGCCGGTTATCTTAGACAGTTCAATCCGGAGTAATGAATGGCTAAAGTAAAAAAGGTTGCTGCCGCTGAGATTCGCGCCGCGAAGAAATTCTTAGAGAAGTTTGGCTTTGGCCCAAATGAAATTAGCCCAAAGAAGTTTGCAATGGCTGCTAAGCAACTTGATAAGGGTTTTCGTGAGACATTGCAAATCCTTGCGATGACTTTATCCGCCGGTCAAGTGTAATTATGAATAGATCATCGTTCTCAGCATTAATCTCGAAAGGGGGTGGTAAAAAGATGAGTGGTACTAAGAAAAAGGGGAAGAAGGTTAAGGTTAAGGTTAAGGGGAAGAAGTACTAATATGATCGAACGGAAAGACGCCAAGATTTTTGTCACCGGGGTATCTGTGGTCGGAGAAA